CACATACCAGCACCCATCGAGATGGCTACTCCTGTTAGTTGAGTATCAACCAAACCTTCATAACCAATAGCAACTGCTTCTTCTATTACCTTTACATTATATCCGTATTGTTCGATTATGGTTTTCAACACATCTTCGTGATAACTGACCTCTCGTTGAGCATCAATTGGTTTGGATGGAACACAATATACACAGGTTTCATTATCGTTTGCATCACCTAATAACTCACCAATGATAGCATTTAATACTGGCAAGGCATCCTTTTCACCTGGATTCAACAATCCACTTTTCATTGGTCGTTTTAATTCTGCTGTACTGAATATTTGAGCATAATTAAAAGCGTGTTGACCAACGATATGTACCTTTTTATTCTTCTCTACATACGGAATGCCTTGTCTTTTTAACATTCTTTTGACTTGAGTCACCTCCCCATCTACGGTTAAGAATGCATTACGTTGTTTTTTAATTTTATCTTCTGTGGCAGTTATATAGAATGATGTACCACAATCTAATCCTTTAGCCATTATAACCCTCTCATTTTCTTTAATTTGTCTTTTTGTGTTTTTACCTTACCTCTGATAACCTCATCGGTTTTTAAATTTGTAACTTTTGGTTTGTCCATTATGATTTTTTTGTTCATCGTAACGTCCACGTGTTCTACTTTCTTTTTTGGCAATTCAACCTCAACAGCTTTACGTGTTGATATAGTTTTAGAAATTTTCTCTGAGTTCTTTCCATAAAACTTATTGAGTAAAATGTAAGATATAATTCCGATTTGCCATAACAGCAAAGAACAGAATATAAACTCGTTAACCATCTCCATTTTGTTTTTTAATGGCTTTACCAATAGCTTTTCTACGTTTTGCTAGATAATCATCACTATCATCTTTATCTCCGTCATTATCAATATCACCATCTTCTTTACCAACAGGATCCATAGCCTCATCTATCTCATAGTAACGATTTAAAATATTTCCCATATCTTCGTAAAGAGCAGAAAGTCTTTGATTAGTGGCATTTGCCTCTACAGCAGTTTTCTTGAACTGACCAGTCAAACCTTTAAGTTCTTTCATATTTCTTTTTATAGATACGGAATCAAACCAATCATCATTCTCACCCAATACATGGTTTTGAGCATCCTCAGCCATTCTGGCTAATTGTTTAGCAGTTTCTATTATGTTATTGTTAACACGAAGTTGTTCACCAATTCTAGCATAATTACGTATGGCTTCAGTAACTTCGTATTTGTTTACTTTAGGTTTTTCTTGCTCTAAAGCAAATTCTTTGATTAATTCTTGTAATTTAATATCCATTATTTACTCCTATATAGATAAGTATTATCTTCTAAGCTTTCCCTTTGGAGAATATCTTCTAAACCCACTACGAACCTTTCTCCATAACATCTTCATAAAGGGCCTTTCACCCTCATGTGTCCTATTCCAAGGACCAAATTCTATTCCCCTTTGTATATCTAAAGCATCATACCTACCACCCTTTACACCATCCATCATAATCTTTATACATTGTTGTGATGCTTTACCTAAATGTTGTGACATCTTTTTAACATCAGCATCCAAATGTAATTTAGCTTCTGGATTACTGTATTTTGCTGGTGTGTCTAAATCTTCTTCAATTTGTTCAGGTGATTTAAAAGAACTGGCAAAAGGATTGGAATGAACTTGTCCCATTGACACGGTAGCGTTTTCAATTAATTTTTTTAACTTAATCATACTTGAACGACTTTGTATCTTCTATGAGTTGAGTCTGCATTATCCAATTCAGTCATCTTGGCATTTGCATCACTTTCAGTATCATATTCCCAAATCTGACCATCACCTGCTAGTTTAGCAACCCAAACTTGTGCTGATGGATGTACATAAACCTTATCCGTGTTTTCCATAGCCCAAGCTTCTTCAGGATATTCATCTGGTCTTGGGACTAATTCCATTAATACTCTATATGCCATTATTTTCCACTATGTTTTATTTCGGTTTCTAAAAACCCTTTCAACACACCTCGTTTGTACAGAGCTTTATAAGCTGACTCTGGATCACCTTTCTTTAAATACTTTGATACCTCAGCAATATATCTTTGTATACTACCTTGCATTTGTTTCCTTGTCATTACACCAAAACCAGGAATCTGTACTTTAGCATCTAAAGGTGTTTCCTTACCTTTTTTTGGTGATGTAAGTTTTGCTTCCCTTACATATTTTGTTAATGACTTTAAACTTATCATTTTGCTACTTGTTTCACCTTTTCAATTGAACGACCTGCAAAATACGCCGCATAAACGGTCATCAATAAGGTTTGATAAACAGGTACATACGCAGCACCTATGGTGAAAGCCTTTTCACCAATGGTTAAATTTCCATCAAAGATACTCAGAACGGTAAATATAGCAGTTAAAAATACTAATGTCAAAGGACGAATATTCTTACTCAACCAACTACCATGTTTCATATCGGCTTCCCAACGAGCAGATACCTGTGCTTGAGCAGCCTGTTCGGCTGTTGCTAATATTTGTGTAATTTTCTGTCTTGCTTCTTCCTTCTCTTCACCTGAAGTATGTAGATTATCTATGATATTTCCTACATCTTTAATTGTATCACCACCTAATAATGAACCAGCTGCTTTTGTTAATCCGCTTAATAATCCCATAACCTTACTCCTTAATCATCCGCATGTTCTAATAGTTTAACATCATCTTCGGCGTTGTTGAACCAAAAGTCAATTACCTTGGCAAACGAACCAACGAACCCACCTAGCATCAGCAGTAGGATTTCCTTCCAACCACCCATTACATCAACACCACTACTCATAAACCATATCATCAATCCTAATATAGCAGAGAATAATGATACAACAGCGATACTGATTAACCACTTTTTATTCTGTCTGAATTTTATAATTCCAATCAACTCCGTGTTGATTTGATGTTTTTGATCTTGTATGTGCATTTCAGGACTAATATCTTTTTTCTCTACTACCGGCATAACTTATCTCCTATAAACTACTTCCTATTTTAACATTCTTTCCAAACTTTTGCCACATTCCACCAATAATTCTTACCAATTGTTTTTCATTCTTTGTATTTAATTTTTGTTTGATATCATCATTTGCCTTATTATAAATCTGTTTGAACAGATTAGCAGACATACCATCTACGGTTGTGCCACCGACTTTACCATATCCACTATCAGCAATCTTTAATATTTTTTGAACACCTTTACCCATCTCACCTTTGACTTGAGTTCCACCATGTTTATTAATCTTTTTAGCAAACTTATCACCGATTCCTTCTTTCACACCCTTACCACCCATTTGTTTATAGAGTTTTATCAGTTTTTTTAGATGTTCTTCATCTCTAGCATTAGTAACCATACCTTGTTTCTTTATTTTCTTTTGAAACATTAGGATAGCATCTTTGATTTTATTCAATTCCATAGCAGCTTCATTTATGGATTCATTAGCCTGTTGAAGAGCATATTCTACTCTACCATTTTTAGATAAGTTCTTCTCTATCTTTTCAATCTTCTTAACAGCATTAGTCATATTACCACCCATTGATTTAGCTATCTTAATTGCCTTATCTATTTTAGCTGAACTAAATTTTTGTGTTGTACCTTCATCAACACCTTCTTTCTTCGTCTTCTTCACACAGTTGGGATATCTCTTTCCGAACATGGTCTTCATACCTTTCTTCTCATAGCCTTTCCAACATGCTTCCTGTAGCCATTCAAACAATTCATTGTTTTCTTTTATCTTTCTCCCACCCATGTCGTTGTATACTTTCATCAATCTTTCAAGATGTTCCTCATCTCTGGCATTAGTAACCCTACCTTGTTTTTTAATCTTCTTTTGAAAGTCTCTAATGGCATCTTCTAATTTTTTCAATGATAATTCATTAATCACAACACTCTCCTTGATACCTTGTTTTTTTAAAATTCTTTGTTTTTTAACCCAATCCTTTGCTATCTTGTTTTTGATTGGTTTTTTCACAAATTGGTCAATTCCTTTTTTTACCAATCCATTAAATTTCTTTTGTGCTTGTTCTGGTTCTAAATGTGCTGAATTATCAGCCATGTAAAAATTAGCCTTGAATAAAGACTTCAATGATTTCATATTTTTTTGAACATCAGCCCAACTCTTTTTAGCTACGTTTACTGGTACGGTTCTGTCTCTTTTTTCATTTCTATCTAAAGCAGCCTCTAAACTCGTGTTGACAAAAACCATATAGGTGTCGTATCCGAGGTCTTCTAATTTTTTTTTCTTTCTTTTAATTGCATCAATCTTATGAGCAGTACCATCAATAATTACACCTAATTTTCCTTTGGTGTATAATCTTAACTTTTCTTTATTCAATGCTTTAGCATATTGTCTCATGCCAGTTCCACCTTCTTCAGATGATTTTACCAAGTCTGCAAACTCTTCAGGTGGAAACTTATCTATCTCAATTGTACCAAAGTATTTTTTTAACAACATTTCAAATTCAGTATCTTGATTTACTAACTTCAATCCTTTAGCAGATGTTGTTAATCTATCAGGTATACCAAATAGCTTTTGAGCCACGAATGTCTTACCACTACCAGGTCCACCAGCTAAAAAGATAGCTTTGAATATACCTGGATCATCAACACCCTCAAGAACCAAGCCGTCTACTGCTTCGTCTATGATTGGATTGATACTTGATAAAAATTCTTTCTTTAAACGACTCTTTTCAGCTCGTCCTCGGTTTTTTGATTCTTTTTCAAATCCCACGATTTTTCCACCCTTGTGAGAAGCGTCCTTTCCATCCCCATTCCCATAAGTACCTTTTTGTCTATTGTACTTATTTAATTCAGCTCTATACTTCTTAGATTTTTTAGATGATTGAAATTTTTTGTACTCCGCCTTGTAATCTCTGTCAGCAGCCTCACCTAACTTACTCATCCATTCTAAACCAGGTATCTCAACATCCTTTACTTTAAATTTTTTCTCAAATTCCTTTTTAGCTTTTGATATCTTTTTTAAATGAGGTGGTAGTTCACCTGTTTTATCAAACTCATCTCTCATCTTTTTAATCTGTGATTTTGATAAGGATTCTTTTTTTACAGGTAAATCATCATGATCTGTTTTAGCATACTTTTTAACACTACTCTTCTTCATTTTTTTAGCAGCATCTTGAGCAGACTTGGAAAACTTACCTGCGGGTTGTTCACCCTTTTGGATTGACCGAACAATTCCCATGAATTTTTGTTGTTTCTTGGAAACCGATGGCATTTTTATCCCCTCATTATTGAGTTGATAATTCTTTCGATATTATTTTCAGGTGTTTTATTTTGTACGGATTCATTTACAGGTCTCATAAAGGCACCATGTGTAGATGGATTTGAAACAAAATCAAATGCAATCAACTCAAAATCAGGTTGAACCTCTACAGTTCCATCTTCACCATTTTTTTCATTAACTGGTTCTACACTACCTAATCCTCTTGAACTAATACCCAACTTAATACCTGACTTGAATAACTCTTTTAATATATTACCCGCGGGTGTAGATAATACTTCCACAGTTCCTAAAAGGTCATCTCCGTCCCAATGCATCTCAACAATGTTATGTGAAGCATTATTTAAATTCACTACCGATGATTCTGGATGGTCGAGTTCTCCCAAAGCTCTTCTCTCCGATACATTCGTATCCAAGTATTTTCCAACTTCTCGTAGTAATACTTCTCTTGGATATATTCTACCATTTTGGTTTTTAGACTCTGCTCTTTGTAATACACCCTTGACAACCAACTTACCGTTGTTTTCTTTTATAGACTCGTCTATCTTTTGTCTTGAAATATCAAATGTTCTGACATCTACTAATAATTGTTTATTCATTATCCTACATCTCCTGTGTATACAAAGGTTACAGCACCTTTTGTTCCTCCAGCTGGTACTGTCTCCCAAGCAACTGGATTAATATCTAATCTAACAGGTCCGTCTGCAGTTACTACTGAACCACTTTCATAACTAGCTAAACTACCAGACTCGTAAGCAAATCTGTAAGTACCCACTTTATTAATTACAATATAGTTTGGTCTATCAGAAATTACTTGAGCTGATGGAGTGGTTGATTTACCATAAGCAGTTTTAGGTCTACTTTTTGGTGTTTGTTTTTTACTATTATTAGAATCTGCTTGATACATTTATTTGCCTCCCCAAGAGCTTCTTTTAACCCAAATATCAAATAAGATATCGGATACTTCTTTTCTTATTTCTTTTCTAATTTGTTTCAAATCATCTTTTGATATTGCTTCATCTACAAACTTATATCCAGTTTGTTTTTCAATATTCTTTTTTCTTTTCTTCTTCATTCCCTTTTTACTAAAAGCATAAGGTGTTTGATAAGTGTCTATACTAGCAGTAGTTGTTATTTCTTTTAATTTTCTACGAAACAACCTGCTGGCTAATTCCCTAACTAAATCCTTAAATTTTGTTGAGTTCTTTATCGAGTTCATAGTATCTCAACAACTGCACTATTGATTTATCTTCGGTTATTTTACCTTCAGTCAAACAAAACTTACCTATACAATTAACCGCTTCGTGTAATTTTATCTTTAATACTTTATCTTTAACTTTTTTAATTTTTGTATTAAGCCTACCTTCTAATACAGGTAATTGATTCTTAACAAAAGCATTAAAATCATTGGTATTGGAAATATTACTTATGTATTCCTTCAATACCTTCTTTTGTTCAGAGGTTAGATTAGTATATTTCTTATTGAACTTTTCTAATAATACTTTATAAGATAAAATTCTCAAATCTTTATCTTTCATTTCATTTGGAATATAAGAATCTAATTTTTTATTTTCAATCGCTGTTATGTTTTCAACAATATTAAAGTAACTGTCTGTTTTCTCATCTGCATTCAAGGTACTAAAACCTTCAAATAACTTGTATATAGATGCGAATAATTTATAATTTGGAATTTTAGATGATAACATCGAGTTTACTTCATAGTGTTTTTTAATCTCTTTAATTATATTATATTTTTCTCTTCTTAAATTTGAATTATTTAATTTATTTCTTTGTCTTAATACTTCCGATAGAAAGTAATCAGCTTTACCTTCGGATTTAAATTTCTTTTGTATTAATAAATTATAAAGGGCTAATTCCTTCCCCATTTCAGTATGTTCGTTGAATTTCTTTTTGATTATCTTCAAGGCTACGGAGTCTTTTTTCTTATTTAATACGTCAACTGTTACTTGTCTGAGTAAAAACTCAAATAGTAGTCCCGTATTCCTCAATTTATTGTGTTTAAAATTGCTCATAGGAATTCCAAATTATGTAATTATTCATATATAAATATAATAGTTTTTTAATTAAGAGACTAATTAACTAATCCTCTATTATATTTTCTTCACTTAACATAGAAGATTTATTTTTAGGGAATTTATTCTTTAGTTGGTCTAATATACCTTCACGAGCAACTACTGTGCTGGCTTTTGATGTGGCTAGAGGTGAGTTACCTTTAAACTCTCTTTTACCAAAGCTTCTATGTCTCTTCTTTATTTTACCATCATCCTCACGAGTTTTATTCTTACCAAAGTGAGTCTTTTCACTTCCACCCCATTCACCACTTCTACCTACTGAGAAATCGTCTTCCCCCTCGTCATCGGTTGGTTCTGGCTGTTGTGGTTCTTTAGCAGGATCTTTACCCTCATCCTCTATCTGTGTTAATCTAAACTTTTGTTTTGTATCCTCAACAATACCTTCATATATTTGAGTCTTTTTATCATCGGAAAAATCAAATATATTGTCATAAATCCATTGACGACTAAATAACTTAGTATCAATTGCCTTTTCAGCTAATTCAACTTGTTGATTCATTAGTTCAAGTTTCTCTTGTTCGTGTATCATGGATGGGTTTTGTAATTCTAAATCAAAGTTAATCAAATCAGAATCCTCAAATCCTTGACTATACAGATGAACGATACCTATTTTTGTCAATTCACTTACTATTATCTTCTGCAATCTTTCAATTGTACGAGCAAATCTAACATCCTCAGCAGCTAATGTGGCTTTACCACCACTCAATCCCTCTTCATACCCTAAGAAAGCCTTTGGTATTCTTAAAGAAGCCATAAGTTTGTTTCTCAAGTATTCTATGTCGTCTATTTGGTCGTTATTGGATAGACCTGGTAAAGTATCTATCTGTGTTCCACTATCCCCACCACGAACAGGTAGGAAGAAGTCTTCCGTAACACTCTCTACATTATATTTTAAATTATACTCACCTGTTTTTTGGTCAACAACAGGAATCTTTTTCATCTTGTTGATGATTTTTTGCATAAATTGCTCAACTTCTCTTGGTGGTATATTTCCAACATCAATTTTAAAAATTCTTTTTTCAGGCGCTCTCATGATTCTATGAATCAACATAGCATCTTCCATCAAGGTTAATTGTTTAAATATCTTTCTTCCATTTTCCAATAATGACCTACCATAAGGTAAGAAGTTTGTATCGGATAAAAGTCTGAAATGAGCCATTTCATAATTTTCAACTATTTCTTTATGCTCATCATTTATTTCAAATTGAATTAATTGTGGATTTTTAGGATCATGGTCTTCTAATCGTGTTATGTCATAAGCACTTATTGGTTTAACATTCACAACACCATATTTATCAACAATATCTAACTGAAGATAAAAGTCACCATACTTGGTCATGTTACGAATCCAGCTCCACAAATTAAATTCAATATTAATAACATCATAAAATAAATTATGAAGTATTTTATGAACTTGTGTATTTTCAGTTCTTATTTTTAATATCTCACCTTCAATATTATCAACCGTTGATTCATCAGAGTAGATGTCAAGAGCCGAAGCAATAATCGGGTCTTGATCCATTAACTCGTAGTCTTTAAATAAATCATGCTTTCTTATCTCATAAGCAGCTCGTCTATTTTGTGCTACACTATATGGATTTGAATACGTGTTTTGCATCAACCTTTGATATCGGTCAATAAAATTAGATGTAAGACTTGTTTGAGTGTAGTCTAAATCCTTTACAATCAACCTATTATCATCAGTTTTTCTAATAATAACATTTGATTGAAATAATCTACCAAGTCTTGTAAAAATATTATCTGCCATAATCTACCCCAATAACCAAGTTAAGTCTTCTTTTTCACCCTTAATCTCTATTTCATAAGGATTATTTTTTGGTCTGTTGTCATTTGTCATAATTGGTGTTCTTTCATTTAAGTTACCTATTGCTCCTAACATACTACTTTGTAATTCGCTTCTTTCAGATTGTATTCTGATAGCAGTATCCCTTATCCATAAAAGTATGGAGTAGGACATCACTAAATCATCATTATATCCCTCAAGAGCTTCGGTCTTATTATTCTTATATATAAATACAAAAAGTTCATCAATTAACCTTGTTGACTTTAATTTAACCATTTTTTCACGAGTGTATTCTTCCATTTTAGCAACAATCAATGGTTTTGATTTCATTGTGGTTGTAAATCCAGGAATTTTATTCTTATCAATACTTCTGTATCGATTTGTGTGATGATTTTCCTCATCAACTACTAAATGATTCTTTTCTTGATAAAATAAATTTTCATATCCTCTGTCGATAATCGTCTGTAGAGTAG